GGTAACGATAAACGCTTAACAAAATATTTAAACAAGAAATGGGAAAATATACCGCCAGAAATTCAAAAGATTATTCTTAGACATTTTGAAAAAGCCGAATACGATGCGGTTGGCCTAGTTGATCCAAGTCTGAATCTTCCTTTACGTGGACGACGTGTACCTATGTATGCGCCATCCAACGTGGACGACAAAAGCATACCGTATTGGGCGAGGAATCGTTGGAAGACAACTTCAGAAATGGGACCGGACGATCAGTTTGATCCTTGGTGGGCAGGTTTTATTCTTGAAATAGAAGCCACTCGACATTCTAGGCAAATGGAATTTAGAGAAGGTTTCTGGGTACAAAACTTTGGTGTTTTCGCAGAAAAAGTTGACGACTTGCCAGAAGTTGTTAGGCAATACGCAGCTTCCAGAACTAAATGGTCCGACATCCCTAATAAAGATCGAAAGAAAATTCGTGCTGCTCGCAAAAAACAAGAAGGCTACGACGAATTAACTACTAAAGAGAAAGCTCGAAGCAGTAAAGATTTTGCTGGTAACTGGGACGATTACATAGAGTTTGAATCTGATTGGGATTCGATGCTCGTTAATGAAGACGGATCAAAACTTATTAACAACTCTGGTGTTGTTTCAAGTGGCGGATTTGCTAGTCGAGATAGCAGCATTTCTGGTCTTTCACAAAATAGTGATGGTGTAAAAAACGCTATCCGAGCCGGTCTTGTTTTAAAGCGTCAACAAAGAGCAGCCGCAGCCGACAATGTAGATCCGAACACACAACAAATGATGGGTGTTGGTGAAGGCACTAACGATTTCCTTGAACTTGAATCACAGATAGAAGCTAAAGCAGAAGCTATCGGTGAGTACAGGAAAGATTTACGTCGTGGCGAAAACATGCCACTCGACCCGGAAACAGGGTTGCCTGAAACAACTGGCACTTGGATTCAAGGACCTAAAGGTGAGCGTTACGAAAAGGTAGAGCGACGAGTTGTGCGTCACCTTAACGTAGAAACTGGTGAAATTATTGAGCGACCTTTCCAAGTTAGAAGATGGTCCAGCGGCGAAGCTTCAAAGACTAAACGTCACGCAGAAGTAGTAATTGATGGAGGAGAATCAATTACTAATGCGCCTAACCAGTTTGCAGAAGCTTCACAATATCAAGACTTTATTGCTGGAGGAATAGTCGAAGACACTGTTATCCCACTAGAGGATTTCGATGATTGGGCTAAAGCTAACGGGTGGGAAATCCGCGAAGATTACTATTGGCATGATGCGAATACTGGTCGGATAATGACTGATGACGAGATGATGATGGCTCGTCGTGAACAATCTTCTTGGTATCGGGAACTGACTGCTTCAGAGCAAGCTACTGCACGGGAATATAAAGCTCGCCAAAAACGGCGTGGTTTGGTAATTGATGAAGTTCCTGATGCTGATTTGAAGATGATGCAAGATGAGATCTTTGGTCAGTTGATGGAGGGAGAATATTTAGGGTTCCCGTATGCGGCAACGTTGTCGATGGAAGAAGAAAAGCTGCGTTCTTTGGCTCGTCGCCGGGATGTTTCTGTGGAACGTGCCGATAAGAACCTTGATGCTTTAGATGACGCTTTAAACAGAGATCCAGACCTTGTTATGGCTGCTGCACAAGAAATTTTAGAAGATGTGCAACCCGGTATTCTTTCCGCAGTCCCAACTTTAAGTAGACGACAAGTTTGGATGCAAGAATTTGTTCAAGAATTTGGGGATTCAAAAGTATTCCCGAATCGTCTTGTTCGTTTGTTTAGCGAAAAAGTACCGCAAGGGATTATTTTTTGGGACAACGTACAACATGCTTACGATCAATTCGACAGAATGTTGCGTGATGCTTCACGAGTAACAAACAATTGGGGTTCAACTAAAAAAGGCAGCGGTAAAGGCGGTAAGGCTAGAGAAGCAAACGAACAAATTTCTTTAGTCGAATACGCAGATATTGATGTTGACGATGTTATGGCAAGGTTCGCTACTGCTAAGTCAACGGCTGCTAAACAACAAATTTTCCATGAAACAGTCGAAAAGTTAAACACAAACCTTGTTGCTTTATTCCATGGAAGAATCCAACGTTTGCCAGATTCAGGCCGGGTAGATAGTTGGTCACCCGGAGATTTAACTCGGGTGTTACGTCGCCAACACAGACGTGCCGAAAAAGAACTTCAGACTATGGGGCAGCAAGGCCGCATCTACGGCAACTCTCAATTGATGGTTGCTCGTGCAAGCGAAGGACATGTAATAGATGTCCGTATGTTTGAAGCTTTGACTCCTCATCAGCTAGCTACATCAAGTTTGGTGCCACGCTACGACTTGTACCGTGAAGCGTTTACTGATTTGAATGTTGTACAAAAATCAGCAAAAGGTCTTAAAGACGCTGTTGGTATGACATCGAATGCGTTTACTAGTGTTTGGAAAAAGACAGTTCTTTTGCGTCCTGCTTGGCCTATGCGAGTTCTTACTGATGAGCTTGCTCGTAACGCTGCTCATGTTGGGACGATTCATGCTTTGCGTGGATTTATGCACGGGTTTGAAAACCTTCAAGCTGGTTGGTATAAACGCAACGGAGCTAACTTAGGGCCTTTGATTACTGATGCGTTGAAAAAAGAATTGGGGTCTGATTACAAGATTCACGGGAAGTGGAATATAGATAACGCTACTCCTAGAGAGTTACTTGAAGCGGTCGCAACAAAGTTTGGTAACGATCAAACCAAATTACAGAAAATAGTGAAGCAGGCGATTGTAGATGATTACCGTAAATCAGGAGTTATTCCGGGGCTTGGTCGGTCTGCTGCTAGAGCAATGGGCGCTTCCGCAGCAGGCGCTTTTTTCGCTGGACCAATTGGGATGGTCGCAGCAGGGGGTATACATGCACTTCATTCAAGGAGATCTCTTCGCCGGTTAGCTGAATTAGAGACAGCGAACACTATGGGTTATACGTTGTCTAATTTGGCGACAGGCAAAATGAAAGATCGTATAGCTGAGATTGAAAGCATCATTATAAAAAAGAATCTTTTACCTGATTCTGACGAATACAAAGCTTTGATTAAAGAAGCTGAAACAATGCGAGATGCTAAACGAATGCTTGAAACCCAAGGTAACGGGTTGATGGAACAATACGCTTTGGCTGATCCGTCGGGTAAAAGACGAATGAAAAAAGATTTAGAGCGAAAACGTTCGCTTGAATCTGCTGATGTTTACAACGACATGGCAGCTTACGGACAAGAAGAACTTGCCGAAAACTTTGACATGGTTGGCAAAATCATGTCTGACGCAGATGTCAGCGATTACCACCTTGGCGGTGTCAGAATTGGCAACGAGTTTGGTAACACTCCACAAGCTGTAGGTATTTGGCGTAACGCAATGTCCGCAGACACATATGGACGCAACTTGTTTAGAGGAGCTTCAGAAGCGCAACGTGCCCAAATACGTGCTTACAATCACCAACAATATGATTACAGCAGCGGTGAGCCATTTCGAAAAGCATGGAATGACACAATAAACAGGCAATGGGTACCTCATTCAGATGTTGAAATGTATGCACGACCAACGTCGATGCCTGATGACCCAATGGGGAATATCGCAGAACGACGAGAAGACGCTAAATGGTTCCGTGAACAGTCAGGTATTCCACCGGTTGAAGGTAACCCTTACCAAGATTTCACTAGATTGTTTTGGTTAGCAGATGTATCCGACGACGACATTGTTCGTTGGGTTATGAAAGGCCCCGGCGCTTCTCTTAAAGAATCAATGCCTGCTCATTTCGCTAGAGATGAACACAGCATACGAGAATGGGTAAGAACAATACGTTGGGAAACAGATGCATTAGTACCCAATCTTCCTGAGTTCCAATTCATACGTCGAGATATGGCTAAAGGCCAAGAAGTCAGTTGGGAAGCCGACATACAACCAATCATTAACCGTCATTTTGACGGCGATATTCAAAAACTTCGTGAAGAAGCACGAAAAGCAGGTATCGAATCAGCAGATGCAATTGGCAAAATTGTAGGCGACGGCTCGTTTGCAGAAGCATACGCTACAGGTGGCCTTGTTTTAAGAACAAAACGCAAGATAGACGAGATGTTCAAAAACATTGGCACATTACCGACGGACGAATTAACTCGTAGTGTTGTTTTCGCCACGGCTTACCATCGAGAAGTAGCGCAACGAATACAAGCGTTAAAACTTGACGGAGAAGACGGTTTCATCGTAAATCAAAAACGTTTGAACGCTATCGAAAGCGAATCCCGACGAATAGCTCTTAGAGAAACTAAAGGTTTGCTTTACGATTTAGCTGAACGAACACGCTTTGAAGAAGTAATGGCAAACGTTATGCCGTTCTTTGCTGCTTACCAAGAAGTTATTACACGGTGGGCAGGTATAGCAGTCCGCAACCCAGAGTTTGTATTAACGGCTGGTCGTAACTTCCGCAAAGTTTTGGAAGGCGATATTTGGCCCGGTGATGGACTGTTAATGCAAACAGACGCTAGCGGCGAACCAATTTATGGCGAAGACGGCGAACCTCTGTATGTGTTGGATGATGAAGGTGAACCAGTAAAGATGGCGATGCTTCGTATGCCTAGCACTATTTTTGGTTTAGACGTTGACGAAAAATTGCCTGATTGGCTTCCAATTTTCGGGGGCGAAGAATATATCGGCCAAATATCTTTGCTAAAAGGTCACAATATTAAAGCGGACTTTGGTTCAATGGCAATGATTTCAGGGGGTATGCCGGGATATGGGCCTTTGTTTGGGTTCGCTGCTTCAGAAATACGTTTAGCGTCGCCAACAGTTGATGGGGTAATTAAAAAGTTTTTCCCTTATGGAGTAACTGAAGGCGACAACCAGATGGTTCGTCTTATCAACCAATCGTTGCCTCGTGCTGGGACTGTTTTAGCAAGCAACTTATTTAGCACTAATGAAAAAGCTCGTCTTGCGACACGTCATGCCCAAGATGTTATTGCCGAGTGGACTCTTAACGGTCAAGTTATAGATAGTCCTTCGCTGTTGAAGGAATGGGAAGACGAGGTGATGGCTAGAACACAAGCGCATCTTCAAGTGAGACTTTTTGGTTCCTTGGCTATCCCGTTTACTTTCGCAGTTCAATCGCCATACGAAAATATTCTTACAGGGTACGAAAACAAAAAAGAAGAGCTTGGGTTGGAAGCAGCCGATGAATGGTTGATACGAGAACATTCGTATTTGTGGGGAGCTTTGGGGCGTTCTACCCGTGTAGAAAATGCAGCATCAGCCACGTTAGAAGGCGAAATGTTGTATCAAGAAAATCAAGAATTTATTGATAACAAACCTGAGACACAAGATTTTTGGCTTGGAAAAGTCGGGACGTTAGATAGCCAATTCGAATACAACCAGACTGTTTTTAGAAAAGAAATCGCTGAAGGTCGCCGTGTTTACCAAACTCCAGAAGAAATGTTGCGACGGGCACAAGGAACTTATGGTTGGAACATATTCAACAAATTAATGAATCCTATTAATCAGGCGTTAGATCAGCAACGAGCAATGGGATTACCGTTTAGTTTAAATGCCGATTACAACTACGAATATTTAGAACGTAAACGAAATATCATTGGCATGATTGGTCAAAGGTTGCCGATGTGGTTAGAGGATTACAACGACATCGCTTCTATCGGTAAAACAGCGAGAGTTGTCAATGAGTTCCGTGATGGATTAGACGGTTTGCCACCTGCTTACGAAGGCAAACCAGAAATCGTTCATCTAGCCAACTACATAAATGACCGGGATCGAATTTCTTTAGAACTATTAAACCGTTCCCAGTCAACGGGTGACCCCGATATGCAAACGTTATCTCATCCACAAAACCTGGATTTGCGTGATGAATGGGAAGGTTTGCGTTTGATGTATTCTGTAATTCCAGACTTCCAAGAAGTTTATTTACGTTATTTCGATAACGATGATGCGATTTCAAGGAATAGTTGGCCTGACCAATTAATGAAACTTTTAGAATTTGGAGCACTTTCCTAATGGCCCCCAGACCTACAAACACAATTATTAGAGGCCCTAGAGTTCTTTCTGATGATGAAAACGATGTAGCAGCAAAGTTACGTGCCCTTGATCCGTCATTAACTGACGAAGATATCCGTGGGATGATCGCTGGGGAAGGGATGCCTAATACTCGTATGGGTGTCACCTTGGGTTATGAGATCCAACCGGGTCGTACACATTTACCGGGAAGTTCTTTAACTGGTGGACAACCCATTCCGCTTCGTGAACCTGAAACGGAAACCACTAAAACGTGGCGTGGAGGCGATGTACTTAATTACGTGCAAAGAATTTTTGATTCGGGTACAGGCGAATACGAAAAATTAGCGCAGGGCTTATTAATCGAAGGCTATATAGACGACGTAGAAAACGTAGAAGATCTTTACGAATTAGACACGGTGCTAGAAGGTATCGGTACTGCGATTAACGAAGTAACTCGGCGTGCTCAACAGTTTGGTATGACGACTGCTGATTTTGTTAAAGAGTCTGGTATGGAAAATGTTCCGACTTTAGAGGGAATGTTTGCTGATACAGATTTTGATTTGTTTGAGTCGGAGTTAGAGAGAATACGTGGGGTTGCGACTACGATCCCTGATTCAGATTATTTGACTCAGTTGTTTGATTCGACATCTCGAAGTAAAGCAGGGTTTAATTTAAGGAGAAGTAATCCGGGTGGTTTCCAAGCTTGGCTTCGTGGTTATCGAGCGGCTAAAGAGGAAAAAGCTGCTCGTGGTGAAGAGATGAATGCTGAAGCGTATGCCATTAAAGGTGTGGAGAGTATGGCTCCTGAAGCTGTTGGTTTGAATAAGAGAAGCCAGTATGTGGCGGTTGCGACTCAGGCTTTGGATAGTTACGGGAGTGCGTGATGGCTCGCATTAATGATCTTTTTGAAGAGATTACTGCTTTAGTTCCTGAAATAATCGAAGGTTTAGAAACCATTATTGGGTTTGATAACATTGGAGCGTTTGATCTTGTAGATAATTACGTTCATAGAAATTGGTTTGTTAGTGATGCAGAAGCGTCAATGGCAGAACAGTGGCAAGGAGAAAAATCTAACATTTTGTTAGAGTCACAAGTCAATGCTTTGCCTGAAGGATTTGTTAATTGGGTTCGAGATAATTTTTCTGCTGGAGAATTTGCTCAATGGATAAATCAAGGTGCTACTTTTAATGCTGATAGAAATGCACAAAAAATTGTCAACGATCTTCAAACAGCGGTAGACCAAACCCCCGGATTCTATGGACGAACTGAACGAGCGACAATAGAAACTCCAGAGGGTAAACAACAATTTGTTGATGAAGGCCAACTTACTACTCCCGGTACGTTAGCGACTCCAGAGGCTCAACTTGAATGGTTAAAAAATATAGAGCAAGGACTTGGCAGAAATTTAGACACTTCTGAACTTGATTCAAAAAATCTTCAACAATGGAATACTTGGGCACCAACTCCTTTTGCCGTCCCAGATACCACTACGCAACCCGGCGAACAAGACATGCCGGGAGCGAATGTTCAATCACCGCCAAGCCGAACAGTAACAACAGACGCTGGTTTCATAGGAGATGACCCAACTGCGCTTACTGCCCCCAAACCAACAGATAGAACTGGTGGAACTCCGAGCGACGATGATCCGTTTGAAAGCGAATACGATTTAGGTTTGCTGTCAGAAACCATCGGCAACATTGATTTCTTTACTGGACCTGACTGGATGATTAACCCCGGAGATATGCCACGGGGAATGCCAGATATTGAAGGCCCCATGAACGTCATTGACTACATGAACAAGTTCGAGATTGCCCCTAACCGTGCAAAAGAAATTCTTCGTAAAACTGTTGGATGGTCAAAGTACACAAAATGGGATGCTGACTGGGCAGCGATGACTCCTGAAGAACAAGACAGAGAAGTAGCCAATACCGAAAATCAGGTATGGATGCAAGCTCAGTTATATGGAATGAATATTCCTAAAGACCACCCGATAATTCGTGAAATTGCTACGAAAATAAAACGTATGGGATGGGAAGGCGCTACAGATGAGCGTGTCCGAGAAATCTTTTATAACCATAAAGAGTTTTTAGTCAACCGTGCTGTCGGGCAACATGCTGCGACTGTGGACGATGTTAAAAGCAGGGCAGCTAATTGGATGATTAGTTTGTCTAAAGATCAGCGTGATGAATACGCTAAACAAATTGCTCTTGGTACAGCAACTTTAGATACTATCGAAGCTGCCTTTAAAGATATGGCTTACAAAAACTATCCATCGTTACGTGGCGTTATAGATAGCGGCATGAACCTCGCAGATTATTCTGATCCTTATGCGGTAGAGATCGGGTCACTTCTTGACCGTGAAATCAATTTCAATGGGCACGATAAAGAAATGTTCAATGAAATCTTTATGGGGGCGGTTGACGATGACGGTGTTATCAGACCTAAAACATTTAATGAAGCTAAAACATATGTAAAGAAAACGCCTAAGTATGGGTGGGATAAAACACCGGATGCTAGAAAGCAGTACAGAAGCGTAGGTGAAGTTCTTCTTCAGAAATTTGGAGCGGTAGCGTAATGCCACAGGGACAGTTTTATATTTTGTATCCGCCTTCGGAGGCACGTCCTTTGGGTGGTTGGGGTACTGTCAGCCGTGATCGTGCGGAAAACGCTGAAGCTGAAGGTGGTGTGGGTTATTTTGGGCCGTCACCTCCTGATCTTTCTCAGATTCTTGAATTGAGTGGGGGTTGGGATGTGGAACATCAGTCAACCATTGGGCCTGTTTTTGATATAACAACCCAACTTGCTGATGAAGGCGTGTTCGTTGGGGGCCAATTTGAAGGCGAAGATACATGGAACGAAATAACTTATGGGGGTCGTGACGAGGTATTGAGTGGATGGCAGGGTGGCTATCAGATGCCTGCTCCACCTTCGGAAGATGATTTGCCTGAAGGAGCAGAGCAAGCTACCGATCAGTACGGGCAGAAACGATGGATTCCTGATTCGTATACTAATCGTTGGACTCCTAATCCTAACTTTGGCACCCCAGTACAAGAATCTGAAACAGTTGTTACTGATCCAGTTACTGGAGAAGCAGTTACACCAGAAGGAACTCCAGCAGGGACAAGCCCGACTGTTGCGACAAGTGATGGTTTAACTAATGCTGATGGAGAAGAAAGCGCTAAAGGTATTCTTACTCGGTTAATAAAAGCTTACGGTTTACCGCTTTCGCTGGTCGATTTTATGAGCGATGAAATTATCGAGGGGACAAGCGAAATTGGTATTATCCAAAAGCTGCGTGAACGTGAAGAATACAAGACACGGTTCCCCGGTATGGCTAAACGTGCTGCTGCTGGTTTTAACGCTATTAACGAAACAACGTATTTAGAGTTAGAAGACGGATATAGGGCTGCGCTTATAGCAGCTAAATTGCCTGCAACGTTCTATGACACGGAAGCAGATTTCGCTGAACTTATTGGTGGCGATGTTTCTGCCCCAGAGTTTCAACGACGTGTAAATCTTGCGTATGAAGCTGCTGGTGCTGCTGACCCTGAAACACTTAACCAACTTGAAGAACTTTATGGTGTAGATCAGTCAAAATTAGCGGCTATCTATCTTGATCCAACAAGAGCTAAAGATATTGTTCAACATGAACGAGAGTTCCGTACTGCTCAAATGTCTGCTGGTGTAGTGCGAGCTTTGGGTTCTGGTTTGTCTAAAACTGCGGCTGAACGGTTAGAAAAAGCTGCTGTTCGTACTAGCGATATGGCTAAATTGGCTGGGTCTAGGGGCTTAACTTCTTCTTTGTTGGGTGAATCAGGCTTAACTACAGATCAAATAGCTTTAGGAACGTTGGGTATGGACAGTGGATCTACCCAACAAATCGAATCAACTATAGAAAATAGGCGTGCGAGGCTAGCAGGTCGAAGCGGAATGTACGCTGATTCAACTGGTATTAGAGGTTTGGGCGCTACCGGTACTTGATCGACGGTCGCCGCATCTGTCATACTTATTATGTACTAAATCTGAGCGGGATGTAGTGCAAACAATTTCCATCCAAGGTTCCACCGCCGAGGGTGCGTAGAGATAGGTGAGTGACATATGACAGATATCGACTCCACTGGCAACAGTGACTATGATTCTGGCAGTACTGAATCGAAACCAAACTGGCGACGTGAGATGGAGAATCGTACCAAGAAGGCCGAGCAATCCGAGGCTGAAATGGCTGCGAAGCTCGCAATGTACGAACGTCGGGATACGTTTAGATCAGCAGGACTTGACCCTGATGATTCTCGTGTTAAGTATTTCGTTAAAGGTTATGACGGTGACATGGACCCAGACGCTATCCGTGAGGAAGCAATGGCGGCGGGGTTTTTGGGAGCAGATAATACGATCCCAGCCCAGCCAAGTCGCGAACCGGAATGGACCGATGAGATGCTTGCTGAGGCCCGTATCCAAAATGCTGGTGAAGGCGGAGATCCGGTAGTCCCACCTGATTTTGATGACCGCATCAGAGCTACTAAATCTGAAGATGAATTAAAGGCTTTGATGGAATCGCAAGGGTTTGGGTGGAACGCTAGCGTCTAGCTCATAACACCGGGGAGTCCCAACCATGAGGATTCTCAGTGGCTACACCTACAGTAACGACTGGTACGCTTACCAATCAGGTAACTACCGCATTTGAACAGATCTCATACTTTGCGCTCCGTTCACAACCCCTATTCGAAATGCTCGCTGACGTGCGTTCGACTGCTCAAAGCCATAATGCGGCGACTGTGCAGTTCACGTTCATCGACGAGATTAACCAAGCAACGACAGCATTAACTGAAAATGCCGATGTCACCCCTGTCGCAATTTCTGACAGCAAGGTAGACGTAACTCTGGCTGAATATGGTAACGCAGTTGTAACAAGTGCCAAGATTCGTGGAACATCGTTCTTGAATGTTGACGCTGACGCAGCGAACATCATTGGCTACAACATGGCTAACTCGATGGACAAGATTGTGTCTGATGTTGCTAACGGCAGCACTACAGCAGCCCAGATTATGTACGGCGGCGACGCTACTACTCGTGGCGGAATCGAAGCAGCAGACGAATACACTGCCGCTCTTGGCCGTAAAGCTGTCGCTCAGTTGCGTACCGACTCAGCCCCCGGCTGGGAAAACGGTAACTACATGGCAATCGTTCACCCGGACGTTTCCTACGATCTTCGTAGCGATACTAACGTAACGGATGTCATCCAGTACCAACTGTACCAGCAAGGTGAACCTATTCGTGTAGGTTCAATCGGCACCTTCAATGGCATTACCTACATCGAGAACCCTCGTGCTGGTTTGCTTGCCGATGCCGGTGACAGCAACGTTGACGTTTATCAGACCCTTATCTGTGGCCGACAAGCTCTTGCAAAAGGCTTCTCTCGTGCCCCCGGATTCGGTGCTGACCCAACAATCGTTGTTGGTCCCGTAACTGACACTCTGCGCCGGTTCAACCCAATTGGTTGGTACCACCTCGTAGGGTACGGACGTTTCCGCGAAAAGTGCATGATTCGTGTTGAAACATCATCATCCATTGGAGCTAACTCCTAATAGTTAGCCCCTAAGAGGAGTGGGGGGCCGGGTTTTCCCCCTTTCCCCGGCCCCCTGCGCTCCTCTGCTATCATTCAAACTATGCCTGTTGTTAATGGAAAGAAGTATCCTTATACCGCTAAAGGTAAAAAGGCTGCTGCTGCTGCAAAGAAAAAGAAATCGTATGCAAAAACCAAACGGTGACGTAATAATCAGGCCAAAGCCGATTCAAGGAACGAGTAATACAAATGGCTAGTTCTCTCTTCGCCAAAACTTTTAAGACTTTAATGACCTCTAGTGGCACGACCGTTGACTTTGACGGCGACACTTTTAAGTGTGCGTTGGTTACTTCTACATGGAGTCCGCAGTTCGATACTGATTCTAAATTCAGTGATATAGACAGCGAGCTACCAGCAACAGGTAATTACACGAGCGGAGGAGAAACACTTACAAGTGTGGCTCTTACCCAAACTAGCGACGGTTCGGCAACTATTACGTTTGATGCAGCCGACGTTTCGTGGACTAATTCTACGTTAAGTAACGTCGCAGCAGCAGTTGTATACAGTTCAACAGTAAATGATGCTTCGGCAACTAACGATTCGTTGATTGCGTATATAGATTTCGGGGGAAATTTCAGTACAACTTCCGGTACGTTCCAGATTCAATGGAATGCCTCTGGTATTTTCACCCTAGATCTAAAGCCGTAGGAGATATAAATGCCTTCATCTAATTACCCAACTTCGTTAGACGGTTCAACGAACCAGCCAACTCCAACATCTACTACTGATTTGGATGCTTCTGGTTACGAACACGACCAAGTACACGGAGCGCATTCAACTGCGATTCTTGCTTTAGAAGCAAAGCTGGGCATTGCTGCGAATAACGCTGCTGACGCCGATCAGTATGCTGTGATGCAGAAGAGTGGTTCTGGTTCTGATGCTACGACTACGTGGTCGAAGACTATTACTGGGGCTACGCTTGCTGGCGCTACTCTTTCTGGTGCTGTTACTGGCGGAGATCAGGTTATGTCAGCGGTTACGCATAAAGATTATGCAGAAACATGTGCTGAAAATACTGCTGCGACAGGCACCGTTAGTATTGATTTGAATAACGGGAATGTTCACTCGATTAAATTAACTGGTGCTACAACTTTAACTTTTGATAACCCGGTAGCGACTGGTGATGCAAGCTCGTTCACGTTGATTGTTCAGCAAGATGGCACTGGTTCACGTTTGATTACGTGGCCTGCTTCGGTTAAGTGGGCTGGTGCTACTGCTCCGACTTTGACGACTACTGCTGATCGGTTTGATGTTCTGGCGTTTTCTACTGTTGATGGTGGAACTCGCTGGTTTGGGTTTGTAGCTGGTCAAGACTTCCAGTAAGGATTAACAATGCCTCTAGGCGCATTTAAAACAACTATGTTGGGTGCTGCCGGTGGCGGTAGCGCTAACCATTTTATTGGTTGGTGGGATTGGACCGACGATCCGACAAGTAATTTTTACCGTTTCTTAGGGACAAGCAATATTGCGGTTGATGGTGACGGCAATATGGCTGTCAACGCTCAGTTCCGAAAAAGTAGCGGCGGTTCAACCTATTATCTTCCTTTAACTGTTTACATAAATGATGATACGACAGTTAAATGGAACAAAACGTTAGGAAACACTACTTCCAACCATCAATCAAAAACAGATCCGGGTGGGATTGGTTTTGATTCAAGTGGTGATGTGTGGGCTGTTGTCAACGGTATCGCTGGTCAATCTGGTTGGAGCAGTGACGGAAGCAGTCTTGCTAATTTAGGTCCACTTTGTTTTCAGAAGTACAGTAAAACAGATGGGTCAATGAACGTTGACCGTATTCTGTACAGAGCACAGAATTATCAAGTAGCTACAGGAACTATAGCCACTATTGGCAGCAACGCTATATGGATTACTGGTGAGTCTGATTCGCAAGCTATGGCTTGGGGGATAAGCACTAGTGATAACACTACTAATTATGCGATGCTAAGTGCTAATTCGCCTGAAGGTGGTTCTAATTTGGATCAACGTGGTGGCGGCTATGGCGATAACTGGTGTTTAGCAACGTCCGTTTGGCGTGGAATAAGCAGTCAATACACTTACCGTCCTATGCTTATGACTAACGCTGGCTCTGCTTTTGGGCAGAATTATCAACTGTTTTATAACGCTTCATCCGCAGGAACAACCTATTACGGGCAAGACTGTGATATGGACAGCAGTGGCAACAAATATTTTGCTATCAATCACTCTAGTTTGACTCCCGGCATCATAATGAAAGTCACTGGTACTACTTCTCAATCAATGAGTATTGATTGGCAGCAAGCGTATGAAGGGTCATACAGCACTAACTGGTATTACATTTACGCCATTAAAGCTGATTCTTCAGGTAACACTTACACTGTCGGATATGTCGAGGCGACCGTTGATAGTTTCGGTGGCAAACACGGCTTCATTCAAAAACACAACAGTAGCGGTACGCTTCAGTGGGAAAATATGTTTACTCCTGTGCATAGCGGCACAGGTAAACAATCATTTGTTTACGATGTTGATATAACTGACGATGAAGAAAGCATTGTTGTAACTGGACAGTTATCGGACAACAACAACTATGAACAGTTAATGGTCGCAAAATTACCTGCTGATGGTAGCGGTACTGGTAGTTATGTGACTGGGACTAACGCAGGCACCATAAAGTATTACGATGGGAGTTCTTATATTAGTTCTACTACCCATAATTTGAGCACGACTTCTAGTTCTATGAACACTGGGAACGCTTCGAGTCAAGTCAATGGTGCTACTAGTGTCACTTCAAACGCTGCTGACTCGGATCTTGGAACTTACAGAACTGAAAGTGTCTGATGGTTTTATATACAAATTACGATCATCAAAAATTGTTGACAGCATTAGAAATGTATGACGACCAAAAAGATCGGTACCCTTGGATGGTTACTTCGGTAACAGCATTTTTTGATGGCTTAGATAATGGTGTTCCTTTGCAACATCCTTACTATGAGGTAACTGAAACACCTGATCCTGAAGATGGGTCTGTTCTTTCAGATATGTGTGTTCGGAAAGAAAACCATATTGAACTTGGAGAAGATGAAGTATGGGACGGTGGCCCTGTTTTTTGGTTTGAAACTGAGTGGGTGGGTGCGTAATGCCGTTAGGTTTTTCTAAAGCAGCTTTGTTGGGTGCTTCAAGTGGTGGAGCTTCCGAACATTGGATTGGTTTGTTTGATTCAAACACAACTTATTATGCGAATGGTAGCGGTGGTCAAGTCGTCGATAGCGATGACAATATTTATGTCGTGTATCAAACCTATGGAAGTTTTGACGGTTCGCTATCGGACCAATACATGCCCTTTAATGCTTGCCTCGATAAAGAAGGAGGATTTTCTTGGGGGAAAGCATTAGGCCCAGCGACAAACGGTCAGCTTTATCTCAAACCAAAAAGTCCTCATAGTCTTGCTTTGAAAAGCGAAACAAATAACCTTGTTATTTCTTCTGCTTTAGGTAGCGGTGGACAATTTGGTAACGATACTGGTTATAGCAGCAACAACCCGTGGCTTTGGGTTGATGTAAATAAAAGTACTGGGGCTATGGGCGACGATGTAACGTATTACCGCTCATACAACGGCACTATTTGGGATTACGGGCGCTTAGCCGCAGAGTCACACACGATTAGCGGCACAGAATATGTGTACGCAAATTATCGAATGGGTGACGGTAGTGGTGGCAACAGCGCTGTGGGGCTTATGCGTTACGAGTGTGATTCAGGTGGCGGATTTGGTAGCCACACTAACTACATGATGTACAGGTCCGGTCTAGGCCAAAATATCTATGTAGGTAGCGGTAATTCTTGTGCCCATAGTACTGACTCTAGTGGTGATGAACGGTTTGCCACTGTTGGGTATCAATATAAGTCTGGTGGTACTGGCTACTGGGGTTGGGCAGCTTTTGTCCCGTATATTCAGTTGTTTGATGAGGATGGCTCTAACCGCAATAGCATAATGTGGTCTTATAACGGTGGCACCAGTCGGCATGGTTACGCTTACGGCGTTACTATGGATTCAAGCCATAACGCTTATACATGTGGTTTGTTTAGAAACAGCAGCAGCCAATCTGAAATACAGATCAATATGTTTAATTCAAGCGCAAACCAACAATCTGGTGACGGCTATCCAAAGCAATGGAAAGGTGACGGGACAGGCGGAAGCTATTTATCCAGCATAACCCGAGATAGTTCTGGGAATTTTTATGCTGCTGGGGCAGCAAACATAAACCACGACAGTGTGAACAACACCAGTAGGGCTATTTTTGCTAAATTTAATAGTTCGATGGAACCGCAATGGTGGCGAGCAATCGACGTAGACCCGGTAAGCGGCAGTTCAAGTCGGGCTAGTTCAGCTAACGGCACGAACTGTATCCAGCTTAATTCAGACGGCAATCTTGTTGTCAGCTTTACTACAGGAATAAATGAATACACTCAGGCCGGTGTAGCTGTTTTACCTGCTGATGGGACAGGAACAGGGACGTACACAGTTAATGGTCACACTATTGATTACATAGATATTGATTCCAAAATGACTGAAACAACAAGTAGCGATTGGTCATCGGGGTGGCTTGCCGAAACTGCGTTTACTGGCAATATAGGTGTGTCATGCACCGATACTCATAACTTGACACCGGATCAAAGAACTGGATCAAATGTTCCATCGTCTTTCCATGTTAAAGGGGTTTCATAATGACCTATTACACAAGCACTATGTGTTTGAAACTTCTGACTAAAGAACAAATGGAACGGTGGTTGCGTCTTAACCACCCAGTCTATGATCGTTTTGAAGATGCCCAAATGATGGGAATAGTTTATGAAGTAACTGAAACTTCTGATCCGGGGGATGGCCGAGTACTCGGTTTTGATGTTGATTTAATTGAAGAAATGATTTCTTGGGAAAACGAAGAAGGCGAAACCGGGGAATCGCTACATCTAAAGTTTGAAACAACTTGGGCTGACAAAGATTCAGTCGATAGAGACAAAGCAGCGTTTTTTGAATCTCAGCATTATACAGATGATGAAATTAGAGAAGCGCTTTAATGAAACTTGTAGACGCCCCCGGTAAAGCAAACACCGGACGGCCACTTAAACCATTCGGCATAGTCGTCCACCACACAGCCTCAAACCGCAACGCAGACCCCGACAACGTGGTCGCAATGTGTGTTCGAGGAGTCAACAAGGTACCCGGACCTCTATACAACTACCTCATAAAACGTGATGGCACCATTGTCAAGTTGACTGCCGAGAATGTGAAAGCTAATCACGCTGGCCGTGGCTTACAGTCAGTGTTGACACGAATGCAGCAGAATAATCCTGTTATCGGTGACGCTACTGGCCCCGGTAAGATTAGCGCTAACTCTCGTTTAATAGGTATTTCTCTTATTAATGACGGGTTGGGGGAAGATATTCCCGGCTCACAAATGGACGCACTCGTAGAGTTGTGCGCTTTTTTGTGCGACGGGCATAGATGGAACCCTGACTGTGCTGTAATAGGCCACAAGGAATGGACCTCACGCAAAGTTGATCCTTTGTTCTCAATGAATGAGCTTCGAGGAATGATTCAACGACGCATGGTCACAGACACTCCTGTAATGACTTTACCTAAGGAACCAGAGGACGGGCTTGTTCCGTTCCCCGGAACGCTACGCAAAGGCTCACGCAGCCAAGCAGTTGTTCATGTTCAACGAGTAGTAGGAGCTTTAGCCGACGGAATATACGGGCGTGGTACACTCGCCAAAGTAAAACAATGGCAGCGAGCTAAAGGGCTTGTTGCAGATGGCGTAGTTGGTCCAAAGACTTGGGCGGCTATGCAGATACGGAGACAAGAAGTTGTTCAACCAGCGTTTTATTAAAGACAGTTTAGAACGTGCCGTCGCTACCTTCGCTCAGGCGTGGGTTGCAGCTATGGCAGTTCCCGGTCCAGATTGGATGGACGCATTGAAGGTCGCCGGAGTTGCGGCCCTTGTAGCTATTGGTAAGGCTGTTGCAGCCAGAAAAGTGGGTGATCCCGAAACGGCATCAGTTACCGGTTAGAAAGATGAGGCTGTTCGGTG